ATAAAATAAAAATACTATTACAATATGAGTATAAATATTTCAGATTACAATTATTCTGGCGTTTTTATTGAGGAAAGAAATAACTCTCAAATAGATACACCAGCAGCAAGCGAAGCAGTTATTAATTTCGTACCAGGTTTTTCAAAAAATGGTACTGTATTTAATAGACCTGTTTATATAAAAAATTCGAATGATAGACAAAGATATTTCGGTGATATTGATCGTCAATTAGAAAAGAAAGGTTCATTCTTTCATAGAACTTTAGATATTGCTACACAAACAGCTCCAATATGGGCTATGAATTTATTATCAACTAATTCAGATGATGAATTAAATTATAAATCAGTTTCAGTAGCATCTCAATATGAAAATGATATTGTTAAATTAAGACAATATGATGACTTCTTTAATAAAGCTGGTTTCTGGCAAAGAGATGTTGAATCATTTTTAAATTTTGCAGAGTCATCAGAAAGAATGATTCACTTCACTAATTTAAGTGATAAAGAATTATCTGTTTTTATGTTTAAATCATCAGTACCAGGTTTTGATATTACTGCTGAAAATTGGTATGGTGGTAAAGATAAAGTTCCAACATGGATGAGTTATACTGATTTAATATCTGATTATATGGTAAGAGTTGTTGTTGTAAGAGGCGATTGGTCAAACTATGTACAATTAGCTGTTGATACAAATTGGTCTCAATTCTTTTCAACTGCTGGTTTAAGAAAAAATGAAGTTGATGCATTTATAAATAATTCAAATGTTAATTTATTAGCTGATTATAATGGATCATTAATTCCATATTTTAGAGATAATAATAACAATAATTTATTTATTGAAACATTAATTAATTCACAAACAGATATAACAGGTTTATACTGTACATATGATTTAGACCGTGTTGAAACAGATTTTCCAACAGGTGTAGTTGATACTATTGGTCATACTTTAGTAGGTGCTAATAAGAGTAAAATTAAATTTATGTCTTATGATGAAATTATTGAAGAAACTGATACATTTGAAGAAAAAGAATTAGATGTTTTAGGTAATGTTATAGGTTTAAATGGTGTTTCAACATCAACAGAAAATAATAAAAATGGTAATATAGTAAATATAGATGCTGATATTTTAAGTTTAAATTCTGTACCGGCATCAACACAAGGTGATATATCAATAGCACCAATAGTTGGTAGTAATGATACTTATGTAATAATTAATGATACAATTGTTGATGTTGATTTATCAACACCATTTAATCATATATTTTCAACAATGTTAACACCTGCACAAGTTGCAGATTCAGTATATAGAGTTGATACATTATATATTACTGATGCTGGGGATATTGAAGTTGCAGAAAGTGCAGAAGTTGTAGATAGTACAACAGGTATTACAGATTATACATTAGTTTCTGGTTTAACTCCACCAAGTGTACCAAATTCAGCAATTGTTTTAGGTACAGTTTTAACTGAATTTGATTTAAATAGTGAATATACAAATACTTATAGTGCTGTATCATTAGATAATTCAGGTTTTGTTGAAATTGATATGGTAACAGTTGCTCCAAGTAATGGTGAAATTGGTATTGATACTGCATTGGATAATAATATTCTTGAAATGACATTCCAAGGTTTAAATCCAACTCCAGCTGTAAATGATTATAAAAGTTTCAGATTATATAAATTTTATGAAGAATTAATAAATACATTAAGTGTTGGTAGAAGTGTTGTTATTGCAGAAGATAGTGGTACTTTTTATAAAGTATTTATCAATAGTAGTAATTTGTCAATAGTTACAACTGGTACACCAGTAGTTACAATTGAATTAGCTGCAAATTATGATATTCAAACAGAAGCTGCAAATAGTAATTTTGTTGTTTATTATAATGATGATGAATTTAGAATTATAACATCACCAGCAACACCATTAGGTGGGTATAAAACAACACAATTAACAGAACCAGATAGTACAACAGGTTTTGGTTCAAGTGGTAATGCTGTTTTAGGAACAGTTGCAAAATATAGTGAATTATATGAAGATTATAATGCTGGTTTAATTAATACTGGTGATCATTTTTATGTTAATTTAGGTGCTCCAACTGGAGTAAGATTTGCGAAATATACAAACACTGCAAATGTTGGTGCTATTGGTGATTATTTAATATTAGATACTGCTGATTATAGTGCTTTAGGATTAACAACTGCTTCACATATTTATTTAAATGATCATACTGTTAATAATGGTGATTTTGAATTAGGTGATGCTGAAGATGATTCAGGTGCTACATTTGGTACAATATTAGCTGCAGACCCAACAATTAGTTTAGGTGCAGCAGAAACAGCTATTAAATTAGAAACATCTATTATTCAAGATTTAAATAGTGTAAATGTAAATGTTTATGATTTTGATCAAAAAATATATTTAAAAATGTATTTAGTTGGTGATATTTTACAAGTAAGGTTTATGCAAGATAACGCACTTACAATACCTGCTGAAATTAGTGGACCATTAGTTGGATTCAATACAGAAATACAAGTGTATAGTAAAGAAGAAAATTTTGAACAAACATTAGAAATTGAACAACATGCAAATTATACAATGACAGATACTAAATTTTTAGTAGATGCATCAAGATATTCTGAAGTACGTGTTGGTGATTATGTGAAAGCATTTATAGATACTAATACTTTAGAACCTGGTGAATATAAAAAACAATTTGTAAGAATTACTAAAAAAACACCATGGTCTGAAAATGCAACAAATAATGTAAACTATTCAGAAATTACAGTAGATGCTAAATATGATGTTAAAAGTTTTGGAACAAGTGATTTACAAACACAAACATATAAATCAGTAGATAATTATGTTAATACATATAAAGCAATTACATTAAATCCATTTAAAGTAAGACCAGATTCTATTCCTGATGGAACAGAAACAAGACAACAAGAAATTTTAGATGTTGTTAATAAAGGTACTGCATTATATAAAGCATTAGTAAACAAAAATCAATTTAATTTTAGATATTTAATTGATTGTTGGGGTAATGGTTTAGTTGAAAATAGTAAACAAAATTTAATGGATATTACAGGTAAACGTAAAAATTGTTTATCAATTTTAAATATGCCAAGTGCTAAAACATTTAAAGATTCATCTTCACCATCATATACAAATACAGATGGTACATTGAATTTAGATTATGTAAAAGATGGTGCAAATTTAGATTTAAATCCACCATTCTTATATACATTTGGTGATGGTAATGGTAAAGATGATGGTAGAGATACAGCATCATATTTCTTCCCATATTTAACTGTAAATGATAATGGAAGACCTATGAATATGATTCCAGCACCATTTGTTGCTAATACATATTCAAGAAAATTAAATTCTCCTGTTGCTGGTACATATAATTGGACTGTTGCAGCTGGTATTGAAGATGGATTAATTAGAGGTGTGTCTGGTACTGAAATGCCATTTACAGAAGATGATTTATCAGCATTGTATACAATGGGTGCAAATCCAATAGTTTATACAAAAAATGTTGGTTATAATATTGAAACTGAATGGACAGCTTTAAGAACACCAATTTCTGCATTATCTTATGCTCACGTTAGAGAATTATTAATTGATTTAGAGAATGAATTATATGCTATATTATTAAAATATAGATGGAAATTCAATACTCCTCAAATTAGAGCAAAAATTAAAAGAGAAGCAGACGAAATTTGTCAATCTTATGCTGATAGAGGTGGATTATATGCATTTGAAAATGTTATAGATGAAACTAATAATACACCACAATTGATAGATAATCAGTTTGGTTTATTAGAAACTTTCATTGAACCAGTAAAAGCAATGGGTATAATTGTTAACATAATTAATGTTCAAGCAACTGGTGATATTGGTAATTCAACAGGATTCCAACCACAAGCATAAAAATAAATTTTATAATAAAAAAATGGGTTAATTAATTTTGACTCATTTTTTATTATAAAATAAATAATATATAAATAAAAGGAATAAAAAATAAACTAATTATAAATTATGGGATTAGCTCATTGGTCACAAGTATTGTCGCATAATCAAAATCATGAAGCTGTATCAAAAGCTTTATTTGAAATAACATTTGATTTGCCAACAATATTAGGACGTACAACAGAAGAAGTTAGATACTTATTAGAAAATGCTAGAAATATTACATTGCCAGTTACACCGGACATAGAAACACAAACACAACGTTTCAAATACAGTACAAGAGCATATGTAACATTACCTACAGAAACACATGTTTCTGATTTATCTATTACATTTAATTTAAATGAAAATAAACAAAATGCAGTATTTGTATGGAATATATTAAAAGCTTGGTATGACCTTGCATGGAATTCACAAACTGGTGAAACACATACAAAAGAAGAAATGATTGGTAATATTATTGTAAATTGTCATAATAAAAAAGGACAGGTTTGGAGAAGAGTTACATACTTTAATGCACAAATTATTGGTATTGATGAAATGGACTTTGATTGGGAATCAACTGGTGAAATTATGGAAACAAATGCAAGATGGATTGCTGATTATTGGGAAGATTTATATATTGATCAACCTGCTTCATAATTATAAAAATAAACATTTAAAAAATCCTTTATATAAAAATAAAGGATTTTTTTTTATTATATGAAATTAATATATTTACCAGAAAGAGAAAGAATAGAAGTTATACCAAAAAATAATGTTGAATTAAATACATTAAAAAATTGGTTTAATAGATATGAAGAGGGTTATCAATATGATCCACGATTTAAAAATAGAATTTGGAGTGGTAAAAGTACAACATTTGATAAACGTGATAATACTGTTGCAATGGGTTTATGGCGTGAAATTTATAAATGTTGTGATTTAAATAATTTTGAATTTAATTTTATAAATAAAAGTGATTTTCCTTTAAATAGAAATATTAATAAAGAAGAATTTAAAACATTTATAAAAGATTTTTTTGATGGATATAAAATAGATGATGAAGTGTTTAATGTACGACCATATCAATTTAGAACAGCATATAGTCTATTAAAAAATAGATATGGTAATATAGCTGTGGCAACTGGTGGTGGTAAGACTTTGATATATACATTAACTTTATTTTATTTATTAAAAAATAATCCAGATAAAAAATTCTTATTAGTTGTACCAAGTAAAACATTAGTTACACAATTTTACGATGATATTCAAAAATTCAATTGGAAAAACGAATTAAATATAAATATTAAAGAAATATTTGGTGAAGATGAAAATCCAAGAACAACAAATCCAAATAAAGAACCAAATATATACATTGGTACATTTCAATCATTATCTAATTTTAATAATTATAGTGTAGATTTTTTTAGACAATTTTATTCTGTTGTTTGTGATGAAGGTCATAAATCTAATGCAAAAAGTTATAGAAAAATATTAAAAAGAACAATTGGTTATACATATTATAGATGGGGTATGTCAGGATCTTTTCCAAAAGAAGAAACATATGAAATGTCAAAAATTATGGAAAAAACTGGACCAATTTTAGATAAAATAACTGCAAGAGAATTAATGGATGCTGGATATTTAACACAAGTTAAAGTTAAACAGTTATATATAAATCACAATGATTATGCATTTAGAGAATCATTAGAAAGAGTTATTTCAAGAGATAGAAAAACAGCATATGATTTAGAAGTTGCAAGAATTCAAGAATCTAAAGAACGTTTACATTTAATAAAAGATATTGTAGATAAATGTAAAACAAATACATTGGTATTATTTCATAATACAGATTATGGTCATGCATTAATGGAATTTTTATCAGAAAATTGTGAAGGTAAAGAATTTTATTATATTGATGGTAAAGTAAAAGAAAATGGTACAAAGAAAAATCCACAAAAAAGTAGAAAATGGATAAAAGAACAAATGAAAAAAAATGATGGTGTTGTTAGAATACTTGTTGCATCATTTGGAACATTATCTACAGGTATTTCAATTAATACAATAACAAATATTATATTTACACAATCCTTTAAAAAAGCACAAGTTATTATTCAAAGTATTGGTAGAGCATTAAGATTATTAAAAGGTAAGAAACGTGCATATATATTTGATTTAATTGATATATTTAATAGGGATGAATACGCATATAGATTTAAAGTTAGTTTTAAAAATATATTACAAACACATGGTGAAAAACGTGCAAAAATATATGATGAAGAAGAATATCCATATGATATTTTAAAAATTAATATGAAAGAACCTACATAATTAATTTTTTATTTGTATATTAAACAATATGAAAAAAGAATATATTGTATTAGATTTAGAAGCGACATGTTATAAAGATAATAAACCTAAAGATTTTAAAAATGAAATTATTGAAATTGGTGCAGTTAAATTAGATGAAAATTTTAATTATATTGATGAATATAATGCATTTTTAAAACCAAAAAATCATCCAATAGTTTCAGATTTTTGTACAGAATTAACTACAATTACACAAAAAGATATTGATGATGCAAGTATAGCAAAAGATGTTTTAATTGAGTTTTTTAATTGGGCAACTGAATTTAGTGGAAAACAAACAATTTTTATGTCTTGGGGTTTTTATGATAAAAAACAATTTCAATATGATTTAAAACAAAATGAATTATATGAAAAAATTATAAATGATAACAACCATATATCTATAAAACATAGATATGCTAAATATCATAATATTAAACCATGTGGTTTACAAAAAGCATGTAGAAGAGAGAATATTAAATTTGAAGGTGTTGCACATAGAGGCATAGATGATGCTAAAAATATTGTTAAAGTATTAAAAACATTTTTATGAAAAATAATATATCATTTGATTATGATTCTACTTTAAGTGAAGAATGGGTACAAGAAGTTTGTAAAAAATTACAAAAACTTGGTCATAATATTTTTGTTACAACAACACGTTTACCAGATCATAAATTGCGTGAACATATGAATAAAAATTGGAATGACGATTTATGGAAAGTTTGTAATAAATTAAATATACCAAAAGAAAATGTAACATTTACTGAATACATTGATAAATATGAAATATTAGATAAAAATAATATTGATATACATATTGACGATGATGAAGAAGAAACTATTTTATTAGTTAATAATAAATGCAAATGTATAGGTATATTTTTACCAGTATTATATCAAAATAAAAATATAATATTTGACCTTATAAAAACTTTGTAATTATGATATATTTACAATCTGATAATACTAAAGAAAACCCACATCATTTTGATGTTGCATGTGCAATGTATGGTGCATTTGATAATGGTATAAAATATAAATTTGTAACATTTGATGAAATTGTATGTGGTAAATTTGATAATTTAATTAAAACTAATTTATTTGTTGGTAGTGTTGAATTTATGACAGAAGTTTTTAATAGAATTAATAAAAAACCTAGAGTTACTATTAATTCAGATAGAGAAGAAGAAATTTTAACATTACTACAAGTAAAAAATAGAATTAATAATGGTGCAAAATTATTTATTAAACCATATCAAATTAAATTATTTACTGGATTTGTTGCAGATAAAACAGTTTTAAAAACATTAAATCCATATCCTAATAATACTCAAATTATTGTATCAAAACCATTTGATAAAAAAATAATAAGTGAATGGAGAGCATATGTTCATATGTATAAAATATTTGATATTAAAAATTATAGTGGTGATATATTTAAAATTCCAAATAAAGATTATATATTAAATATAATAGATAAATACGATACAATTTTACCTACAGCATACACAATAGATGTTGGGATTTTAGAAGATGGTCAACATGTTATTATTGAATTTAATGATATGTGGGCGATAGGAAATTATGGAATAGATAATTCTGATTATTTAAGGTTATTAAAACAAAGATATTTTCAAATAATTAAAAGTTAAAAATTATGACACCTAGAGATTATCAAATAAGTAAATTAAAAGAATTACAAGATGAATTACGTATTATTAATAAAAAACGTAATTTATTAAAAAAGAAAATTAAGAATCAAGTTGAAGTTATTGATACTCTTGATGATGTTTTAAAATTATCAAAAAAGATAAAAATAGACTATGTTGCTCGTGATATAGACTTATGTAGAGACTATATAAATCAAAATGGTGATACTTATACTGCAGATCTGATAAAATACCTTAATAAAGAATTAAAAGGTCAACATGTACGTTGGAAACGTGTATTAGACAGTAATACATTTATGGGTTATATGGGTTATAAATTAAAAGATTATGATTTTAAACATGAAAAAGTAGTTCATAACGGTAGAAAAACAACAATTTGGTTAAAAAATTAAATTATAATTTTAAATATTTTAATTTATCAGATTTTTTATCAATTTTATTTTTTATAACCATTGTAATAGTAGAAGTTATTATAGCAGTAGAAATATTAATTATACTTGGTTTATAATTTGAAACGGACATATATAAAACACTTTCTACTGCACTTTGACAAATAAAACTTGTAAATATTGGAACAGTATATGGATCTTTAGAACCATATTTCGTACCTTTATTAAGCATCCATTCATTTAATTCATATGATCCAACAAATGTTGTAACAGATATAATATTATAACCTATTATATCTTTATTATTTATTTGTGATATAGAAATAAATGAAATAAATAATAAAATAATTATTAATATAAATTTTTTCATTTATTTATCGAGTTTTATTTATAAAGAATGATGTTCTTGTAATACCATTTATATATTCTTCAACATCTGTAACCATTTTTTCACCACGTTCATAAATTCTATCTGTAGATATTTGTGTATTACCTACTAATTGTTGTGTTGTAAAAGATAAATCAATACTATATTCCATCATTGCTTTACCAGTAACATATTTAATAAAATAATTATCACCAAATAAATATTCTTGTGGTATTTCAGCATAAACTTCTAAAATATAATTATACATATTTGATGTATGAATTTCTAATCTTTTAGTATTTTTATTAAATGAGTGTTTAGCTGTATTTTTAGCAAATGATGCAATTGAATCTTGTAATGATTGCATAACAGCAACAGATTGTCCAAATTCACCAACATTAATTGATGCAACAAAGGGTTGTGTTGTTTGTCCAAGTGATACAGAATTTCTAGGTAATAAAAAACCTAAATTATGCATATCCCTATATCCAACAAAATAAATCCATTTAATAGAACGAATTTCATCTGGTAATTGAATCCAACCAGCACCTGTTGTTTTATTTTTCCAAAATGATTGTAAATCAACATAATAATATGTTTTTTGTACAGCAAATTTATACTGATCATAAAAATATTTTAATGCATCAGTTTTTACTATACGTTCAATTTGATCATCTGTTAAAGTTTTTGGTAATTTTCCATTTAATGTAACTTTTTGTTTTACCAAATCAGCTAATTCTTCAAATGCTAATATATTATCCATAAATTTATATATTGTTTAAATAAATTTATGTATTATACATTTATTTAAATAAACTAATATATTATCCTTTTACTTATATTTTATTTAAATAAACTAATATATTATCCTTTTTATTTAAATAAAATTGTAACACTTGTTAAATGTAAATCAATTTCAATTATACCAATATCTTGATGTGTACCAGGTACAATATAAACATTTACAGTATATTCATTTTTTGATAATTCTGGTACATATATAATAATTTGTTGAATAATTTCATTTTTAATTGTTCCAGCTGGAAATCGAGTTTTCCATAAATACTTTGGAATACTAGCACCAAAATTTTCATCACCTAATACATCACCTTTATTAGTTAATAATATCATATATAATTTAGAAATAATTAAATCTAATTTAGTAAAAGTTTCTATTGCATTTTCATTATACAATGGATCATTTTTACCTTTTATATAAAAATCTCTATAATTTACATTTGCCATATTTATACTGTTATTTTATATGTTTTCTTTTTGTTATAAAAATTATCACTTATCATTACTGTAATAACTTTAAAAGTAACATCATCATTATATTTATTAGCAAGTAAAGAACCAATAACATTTAAATCATTACTCTTATCATAAATCCAAAGTGCATCACCAACATTAATTGTATTATCAATTAATTTATTAACAATTTCTTCAGTTGCTTTTTCAACAGCTAATTTAATATCACTATTTTTTATATATTTACTTGATCTACCTTGTCTTTCAAGTGAATGTTTAGTATGTTGTAAATCAATTTCAATATTAATTTCTTTATTTACTTTACCAATTTTTGATATGGTATTAAACATTTGTTGTTCTGTTTTTTCAAGTATTAGTTTTAATTGTTTTATATTGGTTATCATTTTTCTAAACCTTTAATTTTTATTCATCATATTTATTACCTTTACTTAAATTATCTTTCCAGTAAAGTGGTTGAAAATTTGTATAATGATTTAATTCAATTACTTCTTCTTCAGTTTTTGCTAAACTTATTGGTTTAATATGATCCATATGCCAATAAGAACCATGATTATCCCAATTCATGTTTTCATTAAATTGTTTTTCTAAATGATCACGAAACTCTTCAAATGAACAACCTAATATTTCAATTGTTTTCTTTGATTTAATTGTAAAACAATTATTAAATGAAGTTAAAATTAAACTTCTTATATTACACTTTAATTTAAATAATTTATCATTTTTTATTCTATTATACCTGTATTTAATTACTTTATTTATTATAATATTTTTATTTTCTTTATAGTATTGTTTAAATTTTTCTTTATTATTTTTATAATAATTTTTTTTGTATTACTTATAATATTTTTATTTTCTTTATAATAATGTTTTGCTTTTAATAATATATCTTTTTTATTTTCATTATAATATTTTTCATTGGTTTCTTTTATAGTCGTTTTATTATTTTCTTTATATTGTTTTACTTTTAATAATATATCTTTTTTATTTTCGTTATAATATTTTTTCTGATATTTTGATATTTTATCTTTTTTTATTTTATTTTTATTTTTTATACATAATTTACATTGTGAAGATAAACCAGATTTTCTATCTTTTTTAATATAAAATTCATTATTATTTTTTTCTATTTTACAAATACTACATTTTTTCATTTTTTCAATCCTTTCACAAGTTTATCTTGTGGTTCTATTTTCCAAAATGTATCTTTATGTGTCATTTTTGTTGTATTATCTAATTCAGCATTTGTTAATATTTGCCCTGATCTAAATACAGAATCTTTAATTATACAATCTAATTGACCACTATCAAATAAACTATTTAATATTTCAGTCCATTTTGTATATAAACCACCCATAATCTTACTATTTTCTATTTTAGATTCATATACATTACAATTATATAAATGACCATTATTAATAGTTGTATCAATTATATCACATTTATATAAAATACTATTTGTTATAATACAATTAATAAAATCAATACTTGAAACATTATTTATATCAACTATTGTAGCTTCAATTATTTCTAATCTATTTGTCATACTATTATAATTAATATGTGCATCATTTATTGTTTTAGTGTTTTTTATTAATTCATATAATTTATTTTTAAATTTATCCCAATGCATTGATACATTTTTATATTGTTGAATTTTATCAACAGTTATATTTATATTATCAATATTAGCTAAAAAATCATCATATGTTTTATATTTTTTATACCAATTTATATTTTCTTCTAAATATGCTAATAGTTTAATTTTATCTTCTTCATTAATAGGATTTAATATAGCATTTCTAGTTTGTAATATAAAGTAATCAACTAATTCTAAAATTTCATCAATTTTTTTATGAAAATCTTTACCACCAATATATCTAAATTCTAAAAAATTTTTATATTTTTTTTGAAAATTAATACCATAATATTTTGTATCATCTGGTAATTGTACAGATTGCATTAATTGATTTAATGCAACTTCTGGATTGTTCCAATTTTCATATGGTACTATTTTTTTTATTGATTTAGCATATAAATTATCTCTTCTTTCTGGAAAATTTTCATAAATATAATTTTCATCAAAATTTAATATCATTTTTACAACATCCATATCAATAATATTTATATCATTAAATGATATATTTATATGTATAGAACAATGATTATCAGTATAACCATATTTATTAATAAATTCTAGTATTTGTATAATGATTAATTTACTATTTACCCAACTCATTGGACCAGTAATAAATTCAACCATTTCAGAACCACCAGAAAAATCTGGTTCTATTTTAAATATTTTATCTGTAACATCAAAATCTGAATGATATTTGTTTATACCCCAAACTTCAACATCTTTTTGTGTTTTATTAAAATGTAAATTTAATAACTCTATAGTTTTTACATAATTATAATTAGAATAAAATTCAACTTCAATCCCAATTAAAGTTTTATTTAAATCTTTAAAGTTATTAATATAGTTATTTGTAAATGTCATATACTTTATATATTAAATAAACTTGTAATTATGTTAAAAAAAAATAATATATAATAAAAAAGATATTTAAATTATGAAAATACAAATAGATGGATTTGATATAGAAATTAATACTGATGATGAACAAATGGCTATTAAAGTTATTGATGCTAATGGTAAAGAATTATCAAATAATACATATTCACAAAGTTTAGATGTAAGTGATGATATTGATGGAGTAAGTGTTCCAGGTGTTGATGAAGTAGAAACAGAAGAAACAGAAACTGAAGAAGAAGAGGAAAAAACTGATGAAACTGAAACAGAAGAAGAGGAAGAAAATGATGATGATTTAATTGATAAGGAAAAAGAAGATGATATTAATACTGAAGAATTAGATGAAGCATTTATTACATTTGAACAATATAAAAATAAAATAAAATAAAAAAAGAAGACTAATTGTCTTCTTTTTTTGTATTATCTTCATTTTTTATTTTATGCCTATTTTTTCGCATACGCCTTAAATATTCATATGCTGTTTTTTTAATTTCATTATGTTGTAATAATTTTACAAAAACAAAATTAGTAAATAGTGCTAATACACCAATAAACCCTATCCCAACTGTAGAGTAAACTGTTGCTAAAAGTAAAATCATAAATTTACTTTCTAATATATTACCATCTGCTGTCAATGCTAACATATCTACATTAAACATATAAGAAAAAATTAAATATGTTAACCAAAAACTACATAACATATAAAACACCAAAATAACCTGTTTTAAATACTTCATAAATTTTTTATTTAATTATTCATTACAAATATAGTCATTTAATTTAATAAAAAAAACATTTAAACATTATTTTTTTAAAATTTACCACGATTTAATCAGATATTATATAATTAAAAATTAAACTTTTTAGAAAATACTTTATATAAA